CATAATCTGGCCGGAATACCAAGAGGGCCTTGCGAGGATTTATATTCCTCTCGGCAAAGTATAGGAACCAATTAGCCCTCTTTTTGTGTACTGATTTCATCTATTACCTTTTCAATTTTTGAGCGTAATTCTTCCACCTCTTCACAATATTCAATCAGCCCCTGTAGTAATACTTCAATCTTCTCCCTATTCTTGAGAGGTTTTTTCCGGCCCACAAGATCATTCATATATCGCGTTGAAAGGTTTTTCTTCTTGCATATATAGTACATGTTTATTACATCTGCATGAGACCTACAGGACGAAATAAGATAGTCTAAAACGTGCTTAGGTATCTCTTGTTGACCGTTCTTATTTTCTTCCACGCCCCCCTTAGCATTATCATCTCTTACTATCATCATCGGCCCGATTTTTTTCGGTTTGATCGTCTGAAGGCCATGCTTTTTCTGAGATTGTGCAAAAAAATACTCACCCTGATTCTTGTGTACGTCAGGTCTAATTTCCTATTGGTTTCTTGCTTCATCGTGCTGGTGTGTTTTTTAATTAGTGAAATAGTGTTTAACATATTGTTTTACAAAGATAGTGAAAATAAAAAAAGGGAATAAGCAATTAAGCCTACTCCCTCTTTCGTTAACCAATAAACACCACGAACTAATTGTATTGTAAATGTTTCTCTAAGAAGATAATCTCGCTATCATCAAACAAGTTCCAGTCCTCTGCTGAATCATCATCTGCCTCCATGTCATCCGTGTAAGATGCGGTGTGAATTACCAAGTTCTCCTCATCCATGTTAATTACTCCCTGAAAGTATACCTTGATATCTTTCTTTCCGCAGTCCACTACATGAACTGAGTCGAAGGCTAGTAATCTTCCTGAAGGGTACACGTCTAGTTGTACTTGGTCTGCTATGTCCTTTATAAAGTATTTCATGATTTGCCCTCCATTTCGTTTATCTCGTTTGTTAATTGTATAAGCATTTGCTTTCTCTTCTCAATAGCCTCCTCTCTAATTCGAACCATGTCATCCAGATAGGTTACGAACCAATCAACGAGGGACTCTTCAACATCGGTGATGAGGGTATCTAGAACCTCTTCGATGTTTGTAGCATATTGGAACTCCACGGTGACGCCTCGGTAGTGTGAGAATCTAATGTTAAACTCAACCTGACCTGATGTGAAGTACACTGTAGTGAACTCCCTCTCCTTATCGGCATTCATTTGATGCACCTTCACGTTGAAGGTGTGCGTCACTATTTCTCCAAGAAGGTTGTAACCCATGTGTGCGTCCGCAACATTACGTGCAATGACAATTAGTTTTTCGATTTGTGTTTTCATGTTTGTGTTATTAATTGAATAAGTTTTTAATGGCTGAGGCAAGGGGTATACTCAAGAGCAACCCGATGCCGATTAATGTTATGGTCATTGACTCCAAGGAGATTCCGATATACAAGATGATGATCAGGACAGCGGCAATTCCATACGCGATTCTCTCGTTACGCATTTACACCTCCAGTCAAGAACTCAATCTCGTTATTCTCTGCAAGGAATTTCTTTCCGTCAGAAGTTGTTACTGAGTGTAAGTACATTTCAGGATTTGAACGTGTCCCTACATTCTCGCTTAAGTAGTCCTCAATTTCGTGAACTACTCCGTTAATTTTAGCTTTCATCATGGCATTGTGTTTTTAAATTGTTCTTGTTGTTGTTTCCATTGTTCGTACTCAGCAATGGACTGAGAGAAAGATGATAGTACAAGATTTGCTCTCTTGTACTCTCTCTTCCTGTTTTGGTGAACCTCTAGCGTGTATGTCTCACCTGTTTTATTGAAGAAGAATGTTGTCTCGTTCATAGGTGTGTACTCGTTAGCTCCAGTTCAACCCTGTAATCATTTCCTCTCCCTCCTGCTTCGTAGGTAACAAGATTGCCCTGATAGGTAACCTCAACCTCGTAACCTAACTCGTCTGTCATTTCGAAGAATCTGGACAGAGCCTTGTCCCGTGTGTGAAACACAATGTCCTGAGTGCCTCCGATATGTTCCCGCATCGGGCGTTTCTTAATGGTTAGTACGTTCATGTCTTTAGATTTTAGTTGATTCGATTAGCGTGTAGTACTCATCGTAAAGGTCATTGAAGATATCTTGTGCCTCCTCGGTGTATCTTTCCCCCTCTTCCGACTCTTCCCAAATTTGTATTCGGTCATAGTGTACTCGCTCAATGTGTGCTGATGCAAGTTCAGATGCAAGTTCAACAGCGTTGATTGTTATTTCGTGTGTGTTCATAGCAATAATATTTTTTAGTTTAATTTTGAAAATCGATATGAATATAAAGAGTAGCATCCATTGTCATCTTCATTAGAATCGTAATCCATAACATTGATTAACCCATTTAGTTTTTCGTCATACGAATGGAAAATAAATTCCTTTCCTTTCCAATCGTGTTCATATAGTTCTAAATTACTTCCGTCCACAATTATCAGAGAGTCTCCCTGATTAAATGTAATTTCAGACATTGGTCTACTAGTATATTCGACAATCTCTTTGTTTTTAAATCGTGTGTTCATAATAATGATAATTTAGGGGTTGATTTTCCTTTAGTTCTGAAGTAATGTACTGCGTGGTCTAGACTGCTGAAGTACTGCTGGTCTGAGTGGTTGTAAAGTTTATTGCTGTCACTCAGGTATAACTCTTTGCTCTCCTCGTCCCACACCGACTCGATAATTGTATCATGTTCGATGGTGTAGTAAGTATCTCCCTCGGTAAAAGGGTAACTCCAATCAGAGTTGTGTAGTTGAGCTAGAAAGACAATGGTCTTTATCGTTTCTAGTGTATCTGAATCTTCGAATACCTCACTCTCCATCAGGTCATTTCGCACCTGAGTGGCAAGTGTATTGATTACTTTGAAGATGTCTTCCTGTGTTACTTGTTGTGTGTTCATGTGTTTATTTTTTATAGGTTATTTATTAATTTCAATTAGTGTTCCGTCCGCTTGTTCCTCGTAGTAGTAGTCGCTGTCTTCAACGTCCCACTCGGTGTAGTAATACTCTTCAAGTTCGTAAGCCTCGTTCAGAATAAACTCGTCTGATAGCTCTTTGTACTCGTCAACATTTCTATCTCTTAGGTATCTAATCAGGTCAGCCTCGTTCTCGAAGTAAGCCTCTCCATCTCCTACGCAATAGCCTACATTCATTCCCTTTCCGGTAGCTGTGTCAACTCTCGCCCATTCCACCGGAGATTTCTTCCACTCGATGGCGTAGAACATGAGTCCGGCAACATCCCATAACTCGTCATCTGAATTAATCAGAGCCTCGCTCTCATCTTCGTATACCTTGTAGACCTCTGCGCCTAACTTGATTAGAGAAATTGCTCTCTCCTTGCTTACAATCTTCCAATTGAATCCGTCCTTTGTTGTGTATTCCATGTGTTTATTATTTTTTAAGATTATCTAACTTGATTACAACCCCCGACCATAGCATTTCGAACTCAGGTCTCTCTTTACTTCTCACGACCTCCAGTCCCATTGCCTTGGCATATTTTGAAACATGTTTCGAAGTTGTTGCAGAGTACTTTCCGTTCTCAATTAATTTGTCTCCCTCAATTGTTGCTACATGAGTGGTGAATGAGATGAACTTGTTTCCATCTACAAACATATTGTGTCCTACTTTTTTCATTTGTTTTTTTTTTATTTATTATTTATTAATTAAGTTTCTCAATTGTTAGTACGTCCATCATCTGGCGGTACATCATCTTTGTGTAGTTCATAACGTGAACCTCATTGCTGAAGTTCACCTCACTCACTACCACTCTTCCGTATACCTGAATACGTAGTTCTACTTTAGCCTTGCAAGGAAAGGTCACCTCCCCTTTTAGCATAGGCAATTTCATGTTGTGATAGCTCGGTTTCATTTTACATCGATTGAATTAAGTACATTTTTGAATCCTTTGTACACAGCCTGTGTGTAAGCCTTACTATCATGGCCTAAAACACTCGCCATCATTAAGCTAGTCACCGAGGCGTAACGGAAAGCAATTTCATCGTACACGTGTTCGAATGTTTCCCCGTTGCGAAGAGCCATGTACAATTCCTCTTTTGAATTTACCACGGGATTAGTGAATGAACCCTCTCGATTTGCCTTAATGTGTGCATCGGCAATCTGTTTCTGTAATTTAGTAATACGTTCCATGTGTTATTAGATTTGGTTAAGACACAAGACCGAAGTCCTGTGTTTCGGGTATTGAACCCTCATCAGTTAACCTGTTACAATATAGACTCTAGTCGAGCATCGAACTCTATGAAGTACGTAGGGTTGAACATGTACTGCTCCCCTTTGAAGTCGGGGTTGTACACTAGCTTTCCCTCCTCGTTGAACTTCATTCCAATACACCCCTGTGTGAACTTAAGGCACATGGCTCCTGTTAAAATTCTGGCACTCTCCTCGTCCATTTGGGTTATAATCTTAGCTACCAAGGTCGGTTCTGTCGAAGTAATGTACTCCCCGAGGTCTTCTCGTGTAGCGACTATTTCACCCTCGAATGCGGCAACCAAGGCCCGTGTAATTAGTTCGAAAGAGTAAGGGTTATTGTTTAACCCGATGTTCAATTGAAATACGTTCATGTTTTCCATGTGTTTAAAATATTTATTAGTTAAGACACGGGCGAACCCGTGTTTCGTCTCATTAAGACTCATCAGTTAACTTTTACCTCCCATCCGAAGTTCCTGTACTTATTCACCCAAAGGTGTAGCTCTTCGATAGGAATGTACTCGCTTGTCGGAGACATATCTCCCACAGCCTTCTTCCAAAAGATATCCTGTCCCTTTCGTACATCGAAGGTGAAGACCATAACCTCTTGTGGCTCTTGGTACACCTCGTCCATGTAGTCCTTAAGGGTTTCAAACATCCTTACTGCTGTCTCTTCATCAGAGGTGTAATAGTTGATGAAGTTCTCAATTCCGTCATGCATTTCATTTTTGCTCATGGCATTAATTATTAATTGGTTTAGACGGGGCGAACCCCGTTTCGAGTACTCAACTCTCTTCAGTAAACCTTACACTACCTTTTTTTCTATTTCATTGAAATAGTCCATGTAAAGTATGTGGAATAGTTCGTTAGCCTCCTCGGTGTAATACTTACCGTCCTCCTCCCAAATTTGCATCTTCTCTTTATACTCTCTCTCAAGGTGTAAGGAAGCTAATTCAGAGGCAAGGTCTTGTGCGTTGATTGTTCTAGTAAACATAGTTGTGTGTATTTATTGGTTAGCGAAACGTAGGGACTCGAACCCTACAACCTCTCTCACGAGCAGGTCTCTCCAAGCGTTTCAGTGTGTTACCGATATGTCAAAGAACTTTGGTCTTTTAAGTCCGACCTGTGTGACTAGTACTCTCTCCGTGTAACGTCCCTTGCTCAGTTAGTTACCTTTGACGGCTGTAGTATAGGTGAGTACTAACTCTATCTAACTAGACTCTCTCTCCTCAACTACCTCTATTCGAAGAACACTCATGTGTATATCTGATATCTCATCAGTACGGGCAGTAATCAGTAAGTAAGCTTTCGTTGTTTCCATTCCGTTGAATGATGGAGCAAACCTACAACCATTGTAAACGTCATTCCAAATATATTTTAAACTATTTTCAAAACATGCTCTGTAACCCGCATTTTATGCACCCACTATTTTCATTTTCGTCCTACAGACCAATAGATTCAACACCTCATTCAAAAGAAACCAATGAATACAGGCAATACAGAAGCGATAGAGAAACATATAAAATGGCAAAAAATACGCACGAAAAGAGAAACGTAGCAATGGTAAGGGTTACAGGTAATACATAAAGAAAAAATGTAGGATTGGCGAATGGTTCAGGAGGTCAAAAAAGACTGGCGATTGCGGTTTTGTTGTGCCTGTTTATGATGTTTCGTGCTGACATGCTGACGTTTTTGGTTTGTGTTTGTGTGTATTCATTCATGGCAATATGTGTATTGAAATGTGCCGATGATGTGAGGTGAAATGTTGGTGCAATGTTGTGTGAATTTATGGCAATGTTTCGAGGGTTATTTTATGCCGAGGTTGAATGTTGATTCGTGGCATGAATGAGACGTTATGTTATGGCTTTCATTCAGGCCTTATGTGAGACGTTAGTACATGAGGTGATACATGCATATAGGAGAGGTGAATACATTACGTTCATGGTCACGTATCGCGGTCATGCTTTGCCGAGGTGGTGACACGCTGAACAGCACGGATGACGAGGCGTGTAGCAATCAGATGTAGAGAGAGAGACGTGCTTGACCTTGGCTTATTCTCAGTGCTGACGGGCGATGCAGAAGCTTCGAGGCTTTCCTCTTGGGGTGCTTGACCGAAGACGGGGGGTGGGTTCGCAACGAGCGGATTCCCTGAGCGGGAGGGGGTGGCCATGTGGTAGGGAAACCCCCTTCCCTAAACATCCCGTGTACATCCCCTTTTGAATCTGGTTCTCCCTTGATTCCCTTTTTGTGGTATTTATTTACCTCTGAGTAAAACTTTTCCCGTGTTTTGTTAACTGTGACGTAAAAAAAGGTGTATATTTGCGGAACACATTATAAAATAAAATATAGAATTATGTACATTGGATGGTTTAGTTGTGGTGTTACTTCGGCTGTGGCTTGTCGTATGGCTGTGCTGGAGAGGGAGGTTGGTCATTCGTGTATTAGTGGGCGTTTCTTGGATGAGATGACTGAGGGTGAGGGTAGACATGATCCGCCTATTGTTCCAGACTGTGGAACTTTCTGTGAGATAGAGTTTGCTGATATTATCGATCCCAATGTTCAGCCTATTATGGATGGTGTTAAGAGTATGGTCCAATTAAAGTTATTCTGATATGTTGACGGATGATTTGAGACGTTTACGTAAGTTGCATGGTATGAGCTTATGTTCGCTGGCTGGTGTTGTGGGGAAGAGTGGTGCCTGGTTGAGTCGTGTTGAGCGAGGATCCATTGACGTGTCCTTTGGGGATATGTGTTCCATGCTGTCCCACTTGGGTTACCGGATTAATGTGGTTCTGGGGTAGGGGGGTGGTTTCGTAAAATTGAGTTCTTAGGGAATGTGGATCTGTAGGCGTGGGACATGGCTGAAAAAAAATTTTTAGGGGTATTTGGGTAGTGGTACTAACCATTTGGGCATAAAAAAAGCCCTGTTTCCAAGGCTCCTTTTTTTTTAGTTTAATATTTTGTATTATGATCTTCTCTTTTGTGAAGATCTTCTTGATTCAACAGTCTGACGAATATCTTCCATTGGAGCTATATCTCTCATTGAAGGCTCACTAGAACCTAATTTTGTCGGCTTATAGTTTTTAAAAGCATCCATTTTCTGCTTTTGAAGATCAGCTGCACGTCCTCTCTTCTCGATCACCTTGTTAAGCTTGTTAGCTCCTTTGAACATCTTTCTGTCTGTTCCTTCGTAGGTCTTTCCACCATCACGGTCAACCATGGTACGGTATGTCTTAGTTTTAACACCGTTCTCTTTGGTTTTCTTTACATCGCTTCCTTGGCGGAGGTTTCTAACTACGCTACGCTCTGTGGTCTTTTTGCCACCGTCCTTAGTTACTGAGCGAGTGAGAGTTGCCGATCCCTTTTTGTTACCTACTGTAACTTGGATGTTTTTTGTTTTACCGGTACCAGTATCGCTAGCTCCTTTGTACCGTGTGATTTTAATTTTAGGCATGATTTCTTTTTTTTATTAATAATACACAAATATACAAAGCTTGGTTGATTACGCAAAAAAATAATTGAGTTGGTTACATCTACTAACCATCTTGATGGAGTCAACCAAATGGTGCGGAAAACTTGACATTAGGTTTTTGGTAAAATTCATGCAGGTAATTCGGAGGACTTCCGAGTTTGGCGTGTTTTTGTTACGGAGTTTGGCATTCTGCGCCTGCTTTTCCCAAATACGGATGCAGTGCGTTCGTAATTTATTGAATGCTCCTGGTATTCTCAAGGGGTGGGAATCGATCCCTTTGTATCACTCTGGTCAGGTTCATCCTGATTTTTCCACTATGATTGATAAAGGTGTATGCTTTATTGATTATTTTCCACTATACGGCCTATTCTGGGGATTATTTTCCACGATCAAACATTTGCCAGTGCATGAGGTTTACTGTCTATTGTTGGTTGTCCGTTTATATCGGACAGGTGTGGTTTATAACATCTAACTCATAAGATGTCATTAGAAAGATAAAATTAGGCGGCTTTGTTTCTTATAAGGGAGAGGTTTGTTCTTTTAACAAAACCACATTAAAGTATGGTTTAATATGCAGAATGCCTATGGGGTAAGGTATTGCATATTAAAATGTATTACGTTGCAATTTTTTCTGATTGCCTTCTAATTATTTTTGTTTTGAGATCTACACCTTTAAGTGATAATATGCATTTTTGGATAACCGATAAAGTTGGATTACCTCCATTTTCTAGTATCGATACAGTACACCTTGTTACACCCATCAGTTCAGAAAGTTCTTTTTGACTCAATCCCCTACATGCTCTTTCTTTTTTTAGTATAGATGGTAGGTTATGTATAATTCTTAAAAGCTCCTCAAAGTCTTTACCATCTTGATCTGACCTTGTTTCAATTAATTTATCAGGAAGCAGTTGTATATTTAAAAGATTAGGGTTAATGTCATGGTAGTATGCTATCCAGTACTTTTCTCTAATTGCTAAATTATCAAGGTCCTCAACTTCCTCTATGATATCTATTTTTGGATACAACCAATTCTCTTCTAGTTTTTTAACCCATTCATTAACGTAAGGAGAATGTGAGTTGGTTAAATGCTTTATAGGCCTTTGTTCGCCTACTGTGCTTTTACCTATGTACTGGTAGACATCGTTTCTTGGATCTCGCAGTCCGTAGATTATGTTCTTCATTATCAAATGTATTAAATATAATACAAAGGTATGAAATATCATACAGGAAAACAAATATAATCACAATATAATGTGATATGCTCGTAACAATTATACCTATGTTTTTGTCACAAAAAGTAAACTTATATTATTTCAGGCATTCGAAATTTTGTCAAACCAAAGTGTGACAATTCATCACGGCTTGACGATCTCCTTTAGTTGTGTTAGGATGTCTGTTTGTGTCTTTCCCCAGAATAAATCGCAGGTTCCGTCTGCCTTGATTGGAGGGGTTACAAAATAGGCTTGACCATATTCATCAGCCGGTGCTGTAAACCTATAGCACTTTTCTTTGTGGGGACAATCTGTCCCCCTACACTTGCATATATCATTCATCTTGACCTCCATAAGTTTCGTTGTAGTATTGTTCAGCATCTTTAGCACTTCCCCAATCTGAGCAGCCATATTTTACAGCACTTATAGTCTGTTCCTTCTCCATTTTTTGTGCTTCATAAAACAAGTTATGATGCAACATGAGAAAGTCAGTGTTAGTTATTTCACCGTTGTTCTTTTTTACAATTAATTCGTGTGAGGCATTTGCATACCATTCAACCGCAGTTTGTTTCTTTTCCATAGTTATTTAGTTTTTAGGTTTTTTAACAATTCAGAAAATAAATCTGCAACATCTTGTCTACCTTGAAAAGTAGCGTCTATTAAATCTGCTAATTCATCCTTACTATACATTTGTTTGGCTTGCCATTCAGCACCTATTCTAGCACCGTCTGCCCATATCTCTTGGGTTCTACCTTCATCGTAGCCTTCTCTTTCTAAAAATTCTTCAAATGTTTCTTGAGTTGTAGTTGATTCAACTGGTACTTCAAATACTTCTACTCTGTCATGGTCTGATTTATCCCATAGCATTGAGTCATCACAGTTCAGAATGTCAACAATGTACTTAGCTTCTTGCTCTGTTGTTTCTTTGGTGTTGTAGATGAACACCGTTCTTTTTGTTTTCATAAATTATTTTTTAATTTAGTTATTGTGTGTTTTGCAAATATATTAACATTTTTGGAATTATTGCAATACGTACTTATACGTATTAATCTGCCCATAACCAAAAACCAATCATTCTATTGTCAAGTTACTGTCCTGTAGTTCCTGGCGGATGTACTCTCGTAACCTGTAGCATACGTCCATTTCTTCTTCTGTTGCCTCTCCTGATCCTTGGAGGGCGGCTCCGTGTTTATGCACGCTGCGGAGTTTCTGGTCGAGGTCCCAGATGAACGCTTTGTATTTCCATCCGTCTAAGGCTAAACGAATATCATCTGCATCTTCTATCCGGTCAAATTCTATTGTTACTCTGCTCATAGCTTCTCTATTTCGTTAATTACCTTAAACCAGTATATGATTCTAATAGCGGAGCTGTCATCATACTTATGCTCCTTGATCTCCTCTAGCATTTCTTTTGCGGCTATTGTTGCGCAATGCTTTGCATCGTCTTTTGCCTCCTCATCGTAAAGCAGTCCTGCTCGTAGATAGATCCAATACTTGTCGACTAGTTCCTTTGCCTTTTCCTTGGGTGTCATAATTACTCAAATGTATTCGTGTAGTATTCCTCAAATTGTTTCTCGAAGATTTCTCTCAGGCGAGGAACTTTAGTCACATGAGCAAGATACAAATCCTTCATCTCCTGCTTATGTATTTCCCTTACCTCCTTGAGTAATGCATTCCACTCCCACTTATCTCTTGGACAATCCCATAGTATTTCGTAGAGGACATCTACCGAGGTTTGCTTCTTCTCACTCATGGCTTTTTAGTTTTTCTAGTTCCTCTTTTAATCGCTCTAGGAAGGACTCCTCTCCATCATCTCCAGAAATTAACCAGTCTACTCTTTTAGCGTAGACGTAGGCAAGTCTTAAATATTTGGCGGCATTCTTAAATTCCTCCACGACCTCATCGGGATACTTGTAACGATAAAGCTCATCAGGGAACTCCTTGTACCACTCCTCTGTTTTCCAGGGGTAATCTTTTAATTCCTCTTCGGTCTTTTTAGCACCGTTCGTTTCGATAAGACTCTCAATCTCATCAGCGATATCCGCAATTAAGCGTTGGTTGTAATCAAAGGCTCCTCCTGACATTGTATTTAGTTTTAAAATTTACACCCGACTTTAGCTTGGTGTTATGTGTTAGCAGCCTTTGCGAGGTCTAGCACAGCTACTTGCAATAATGTCGCGACCATCTGCAAGGGACTCTGCGTTTCAGGCAGGTACAGTTTTATTTTTCTTTCTTATTCATTTGAGAGAGTACCCACGTCAAGACCTCTAGCTTCAAATCATCGGAGATTTCCTCACTAAAGGTCTTGCGGAGCATTCGCTCATACACTAGCTGCTTCACTATCTTCATCTGTATCTTTTTCTTCTAATGAGGCACGGAATAATCTTGCGTAGTTTTGAAAATCAGGGTTGTTCCTCATTTCTGTGAGAGGCTCATGTGATATGCCTTCGAATCCAGCCATTAACTTTACTGCGGATCCTACGATCTCCTCATTACTGGCATCCAGATTAAGGGCCAATAGCTCTATTAGCAATTTTTCAAATGCCTCAGCAAAGGCTTCTACCCCACTACTTGTTAAATTTAACTGACTCATTTTGTATTATTTTCACAAATGTACGAATAACAGAAAACAAATAACAAATTAAGTTATTAACAATTTTAAATATTATTAGGAAGTTTGTACTCCTCTCCAGAATTGAGACTTGACTTATAGTCTTTGATTATATCGCATAGGAGTGGCTTCTTTCCGATCTGAGAGCAGCCTAATTGGTGAGCGTTATAGTACCCACATTCAGGGCATTTACTTTTTTGCTTTTTCATGCGTGCAAGATAATATTTTTTTTTATACCTTTGTTTACAACTAATAAAAATTACGTCATGCCAATATTCCCTAAAGACAAAAAAACAACTGAGAGTTCAAGGAGTCCTCTTAAGTATAATAAAAAAACAGGAGTCCTTACAAAAGGAAAAACTACTTGGGAGTTATCTAATGAATATCCTTACTCGCCAGAAAAGACAACTAAAAAAGCTGTATCTATAACTATGCCTTGGAAGAAAGGTACAGGTAAGGATCGTTTCTACAGCATAAAGGAAGTTAGCTCACTTGCAGGAGAAGAGAAGAAGGTCCTTAAGTCGAGAGAGGTTAAGGTGGATAACAAAGGTAATAAGACTAAGACTAAGGTTGATGGTGATGTTACTACGACTAAGACTAAGAGAGCAGGAGGAAAATCTCGCTTCTCTATTACTGACGCTAGTACAGGTAGAAAATACTCTGCTAAGAATGCAATAGCTGCTAATAGAAAGGCTAACAAATTAAAGAGATCATAAGACATGGCAAAGGTACAGAGTACATCTAATTTCAAGAAGAAGCCAAAGGTTAAAAGACCTGGTGTCATTGCAAAAACAAAATGCTCTTGCTCTAAGACTTCTAAGAATTATGTTAAATCTTATAAAGGTCAAGGACGATGAAAAAGGAAAACCAACAAGAAAGGCACTTTCTCTAAAAAAATGGAATTGCTAAAAGAAAAAGTAATATCTTTGTTTAAACATTTTATACTATGAACGCATTCGATTTAAATAGAAAGGAATATATCCGAGTTAATAATAATGGCGGAGATCCACTTACTGATTTTAGTAAGGTTACTTTTTTAACTTCTTTTGTTATAACTGCTGACGCAGCTAAATTTTTACCAAGCGTATATGATCAAAGTACGATTACTAATTCTAATGCTAATTTAATTGCAAATACTATACAATATTGCTCAGATTATTATCAAGATATCGATGGGTACGCTTGTTACATTGCTGAGATGGGAGTAATTAATAACGCGGCTAGCGTTAACATTCCATACGCAAAAGTAAACGTATACGCTATGGACGGAAGAGATCTTTAAATAGAATCTCTGTTCATAAAAATAGACTTAATTGAATCATAAGATAGTTTGAATAGGCGTGGGTTTCCCATGCCTATTTCTATTACAGTATATTCTGGAACTAACTCATCCACCTGTCTTATAGACATTACATCCCGGATATCAAACATAGTGGCAACTAATTGTTCTGTTGGGGTGAGATCAAAGAAATCAACTCCTCCAGTATTAGTCAATACCTCCATAGCCTCTATATAATAGCCTCTAATCAACATTAGGGCGTAGTATGTGCCGAATTAATCTACGCAAGTTCTTAGCGTCTCTATAGGAGAGAGGAATTAGTTGTCTACCCTTGTCATCGCTTATAGAAAAGTCTACTCCTGCGCCATTGGCCCATTCTGTTACTTCTAGTAACTTTCCTTCCTCCTGATCGTGGAAGAATGTCTTCTTAATTTTTTTTGTGTGCATTTTCTTTAAATCTTAATAGTTGATCTTGTTCTAGTACATACGAATCTCCTGTTCCGAGGTTGCGGACATTCTCATCTTTTTTTATATCTTCCGAGCGAGAGTATCCAGCAAAACGAATTGTGTAGTCATCTTCTACAATAGCTAGAACATACATATCCATCGGCTGAGGATTTAACTTAACAATCATACGGCCCTTAGGCAAGCGTGTGCTTTTGATGTCTATTGTTAAGTTCTTATACACGCAGTCTGGCTGACCTGCTGTATCGTCTCCAAAAGAGAGATTAAAGTGAATGTTGTGCCATTTGCAAAAAGCGTATTCAGAGAGACAACCGTCAAAGTCAATTTCAAAACCAGACTTATTCGAGGCAAACTTTTGGTCTAATACATTTTTTCTTCTGCTTACAAATGATCTTGTAGAAGCAATAGTTCTCAAAAAGTGAACTTCAGATTCATTTAATATAATCGTCATGCGGACAGTCCGTTTTGATTATTGTTGCCATTATCTAAAAAAGAAGCAATAGCAATTAGGCACGCAATAGCTAAGGCTAAAATAAACCAGTTATTCATAGTTACAAAGGTATAAATAATTTTATAAAGTTAATGAAAAGATATTAACAGCAGGATGTTATGATCCACAGTATAGGCACCCATCCTCATCATCATCATTTTGATTTAAGGAAGTGCGAAGAGCCTCCATTTCTACCTGAGCATCACTCCAGTCAGGATGCATGTTCTTAATTAAGTGTTTTAAAAAAAGCAAGTTATTTTCCATATTTTTTATCTTCTTCGTATTCGTAATCCATTACAGTTATTACCACAGGAATGTAATTATCTTTTTCTTCATTGTATGTCATCCATAGCTCTTCGTAGGTAGACGGCAAGGTCAAGGGTTTCTTCATAGGCTTCTTTTATCCAGTCTTTCAAAATTAGATCTTTTCGATCAACTGTGGTCCCATATTCTTTCAAACCTTTTTCTTCCCTTTTACGAAGATCTGCAATTACACTTTCAAGAGTATTTGAACTTTTTTCATCCTTGTAATTGTACTTTACTTTGCTTATAGTGGTCTTACTCTGCTCCATGTGTCTCGTAGTGTTTAACAATAATATCCTCAACGAATTGTTTTTTTAACTCGTTCCAGCTTCCCCAATTTGTTTCGCTTGAAGATGGGTGAGCTTCTACCTCATATGAGGTTCCTGCAAAGTTAACAATCTTAGTAAGGGTGTATTCATACTTCATGTCTAAGATAACCTCACCATTAAAATGGTAAATAGTTTGATGCGGCTTTTCAATCGTGATCTCCATTGTGCTTTTAGTGTTGAATGTTTAATTTAAAAACTAATTCTTTGTATACCTGCCTCGGCTGTGGATATCCAAGTTCCTCCATCTTCTCAACAAAATATTGTACAATCATTCTATCCTTCCACGATGTTTCCATACAATCCTCAAACATATTAACTCCGTGCAAAACAGTCGCGTGGTTTTTGCTGTCAAACTCGCTCGCAACACCTTCTAATGTAACAGGTAATGTTTTGTACATCATCCAGTACACCAAACGTCTATAGAGAATGTTTGCTGCTTTTCTATCTTTTTCTCCTGTGGCGTTATAAACTTTTAGAGCCATGTCTTTCATGAGGTTAATGTAGTTTCTCATATTAGTACCAATGGCTACATTGTGAATCACGTGGCTAAATTTATCAGCCTCTTCTTTTAGGTGAGGTACATATAAAATTAAATCGCTAATGAATCTTTCCTTACGATCATTTGGCACATACTCTAAAATATCACCGAAGTGAATTTCCTTTTGTTTTTTTTCTGTTGTCATTTTTATTTATTTATTTTGTTAAACATTTCTTTTACCTGATCTATTGAGTAATTTTGAATAAAATCCCAGTAGACGAATTTGTATAGATTACGTAGATATTTTTCCTGGTACTTTTTTGAACCATTTGGCTTTCCGAGACCAAGCTCCTTACAAGTTCTATTACTTGAGTTCTTCTTGATGTTTTCATTTACTTCTTTCGGTATTAAATTATTCTTTCGCAAATATCTAACATTTTTCTCACAGAATGCAAATAAAACTTCAATTATTTCTACATATTTTTTATCCATACAGATGTAAACGGCCTCTATGTTTTCATAAAAGTCTTGATTTGAGCCAGTTAACTCCCCATCTTTATAAGATGTGATTGCCACTTGCCTAAGGCCGTATTGAAATGCTGGATCAGAATGGTATATCCTCGTTTCCATAAACTTCATCATTTTTTTGTTCGTAATCATTCATTGGGCTAAATCTCTCCTCGCTTCCTATCTCAGTAAAACGCTTGCACTTTACATCGTATACGAATCTAACTTCTCCAACTCTTCCTACAAAAGACCACCTAATTTTCTGAATGTGGACCTGTGTCTCTCCAGTTGCGTAATCTCTATAGACCACAAAACCATTGTCACATTTGTTGAAGAAATGCGCTGAACCAGCGATGTCGTAGAGAGTAGGGACAACATAAGCTCCATTCTCTTTTCTAATTTTAGTCGGGTGTGCGACAAGGAAAACGTGTACTCCATAACGATCTTTAAATCTTTTTACTTTTGTTAATGCCTCTGATATATATTGTGTTTCGCTCATGCCTTTTGGGACTTGATGCTCTACGTAGTTCCACGGATCTATTACGAGACAGTTAATTCCATTCCTCTTTACTAGTTCGGCAGCCTTATCTAGGATACCGTCTATGGTTACATCCATCTCATCAATCTTCATGAAGAAGAACATGTCTTCCACAAACTCACGGGCAACATCAACCTCCTTCTCGGTCATCTTGTTTATCGGATTGTATGAGAAGAAAGACTTACCTATAAAAAGTTCAGCTAACTCTGTAAATAAAATCTCTGTAGGTTGCTTTTCTGGGGAAAACATTGCTATCTTCCAAGAGTGCTTTGCAGCAAGTCTCACAATGATATTACTCAAGAATGTAGACTTACCTGCGTTGGGCGTACCTGTAATTATTGTAAACTCCGAACCCCTAAAAGAAATATGATCATCAAGAATTGGATATCCGGCCTTAAGTCCTGTTGGAAAACCATTAAGATATATATCATTTATCTTATCCCTTACATCATTTACCTTTTCTATACCCTCTATCGGTATTTGATAAGCCTCTGCTATTACCTTCTGTAACATCTCTGATCCGTAGGTGATAAGTATATCATTGGCATCCTTACAACCATCGATAGAATTTACGTACCATATTCTCTCCCGACCAAGCCTCCTTGTCAGCTCATCGCGTAGAGAAAGTCCTGCCGAATCACTATCTGTAAAAATGATGATTTTATCCATGCCGGCAAAGTCATCAATACAGTTATCCAAGTATTTAAGATTCTGATTACCCTTAGAGGCTCCGTTTGGGACGCTTACGACAGGGTAGATTCCACTTTCATGCATCGAGAGGCAGTCCATTTCACCTTCAACGATTACACACCATTTATAGCCCTCTAATGAAGCCAAATTGTACATGATCAATTCTGCTCCAGAAACCATACGGAAATTCTTCTCCGCATCACGGTACTTTACATTGACCAAAAGATCATTCTTAAAGTAGTTAAAGCAAATTGCATTTCGCTTCTTCTGCACTTGAGGGAAGAACTGTTCCTCCTCTGTAACTTTAAATTGGAGGAGAGTGTTATTTGATATACCTCTGGATTCAAACCAAGAGACAACTTTATCACTCACCTTCTGCAATCGAGAGACAGGTCTCACGTATTCAACTTTCTTCTCGTGAATATTTACACTCTTACCCTCTGATGCCGGGCAGGCTGGGTAGTGACACTTGTACACACCCATCTCCACATTGACAGATAGACTCTTATCCTTCTTGTTTGATCTCCCATCTACACAGAACGGGCAATTAACCTTCTGTTGTCCTGAGATGTCCTTGCACTTAATTCCGAGTGCTGTTATTTTTTGGTAGTTGCTCATATTTGTTTGAAGTATCCTGGTTCAGCTCTGTCTATTTCCTGTTGTGTTTTATAATGTACGCTTCCGAAAAAATCTCTCACCTTAATCTTTTCTTCTTGAATTTTGGCACTGTCCTTAAACCAGACATGCATTTTCAACCTCCAATTTTTTACAGGAGAGTCGTTTTTATCTCTCCAATCATTAGATGAGTAATATTCAAATGCCTTTATTGCCACATTTTCTTGGTATCCCTTTTCCTTAAAATACAATTTCACTTCTTCTAAACTAGGTGGCACCGAACTTGATTTCGATTTTTTTGCCATAGTATTAGTATTAGTAGTATTTGTATTACTGTATATGTTTAGTGTATCTGGTATTGCTTTGACCTCAGGGGCCGCTCGATTGCCCCTTGGGGCAGATGGGTTTTCCGTCACGTCATATGGTTTAATGAACTTCTTTTCATCAATAAATGCATACCATAAAGTCTTATCAATAGCAAGTTTATTGTAGTTCCCTTTCATTAATACACCATCGGCAACTAAATGATCAATGGCAGTTCTTACTTGTTTCTCTGAGAGATACTCAAAGTTCTTGGCAAGTTCTTTTAATGAGATATAAGTCCAAGTCCTCCCGTCCTTAAAATTATACTTCTGATCAATGTTGTGTTCAATCCAAAACTTAAAGTTCTTGATTAAGACTGCTTCTGCTAAACCATACTCCTTGGCATGATTAACTTCAAATGAATGTAAACTCATAACAAACCTCCTATTTTTTTTAATAACATTAAATCGTTATTTGTTAAATCAAACCATTCACCTCTAACCCATTTATCTTTGAAAATTTCATGTAACATCTTCTCTTGATTTGTTGTTCCTGGGAAAAAAAATAATAGTTCTATTGATGATTTTTGACTAAGTAAAGTAGCTTCTCTTTTTGTAGGGCTATCACTTCTTCCAATTTTATAATGACCAGTATGATGGTCTATCATTACATATAAATTAGTAGTTCTACTTTTTTTCTTTTTGTTCATTAAGTTGTAAGTAGCAATATCTAATTCTCTATCAGCTTCTTTTTTCATTTCTTGTTCGTGCTGTTCTATAGATTTTTTATACTTCAAATAAAATTCTTTTGTTCTTATTAATGTTTCAATGATTTCATCAACTTCTTTATCTGTAAAACATAACCTTCCATTTGGAACATATACTTGACTCTCTTCGTTAAAAATGAGTAATTCGTGTTTACCTATGGCTCTAAAAACCTTAAGTGTATTCATAATATTTTTGAGATAAAAATGCCCCGAAGAACAGGGAGGTAGAGGACTCACCTATTCAACAGGGCTAATGATTTTATGTTTTTGTCGGCCTCTACTCCAACGAAACAAATGTAATACTTTTTACGCTGCTCTCCAAATACGAACACCGCCATCCATAGTTCTTGCGGTTAACTCGTAGTTTCTTTTCTTCTTTTGGTAGAACAATTTAGCTAAGTACTTTGAGGTCTCTCCTTCAACGAAGAAAGAATCTCCCACCTCTAGTTCTGGCAAGATATATTCAGTCTTGCGTCCTCGTCCACTACTATCTGGGATCGGAATGTTTTTGTCAATGTGTAACATGTTATTTTCTATTATGTGTGTTTTTACTTTTGCAAATGTAGTGATACTCTTACAAATATTCCAAATTAAATTTAATAACAAACAAACACCGAATTGTTGAAAACTATGAAAACTCAAATATATTATTCAAAATAAATGCAAGTATATTTGCAAAACAAAATTACATAAAATGAATATTAAAGGAAAAATCAAATCGGTAGGTCAGACCGAACAAAAGAGTGACAAGTTTGCTGTTAGAACATTTGTTATTGAGATTGAGGGTAAGTACCCTGAACTTATTGAGTTTCAGCTTATAAACAATAACACGTTTATCATTGATCCTTTTAAACCGGGTGATGAAGTTGACGTTCAGTTTAATCTCAAAGGAAGAGAGCATAACGGAAGGGTTTACAACTCGTTACAGGCATGGAAGATTGAAGGTGAATCTAAATCAAGCAATAATGAAACAGCCCCAACAGAAAACGCCCCTCATACCACAAGCCAAAATAAAGACGAAAACGACCTCCCGTTCTAAGTCAAAAAGAAAGTCCCCCTTGTTTAGGGGGATTTTTGTATTTTTGGATAAAATAAAATCTATGTTTTTCAAATCCAAAAAGAAAGAACAAGAAGAATCTGTACCATTACCGGTTCTTTGCAGCACGTATTGTGTAGTTTGGAATAGCGAAGAAGAGATTGAGGCAAACCCCAGCCAAGGCCTGTATACGGATTACGTACCTATTATTTTTGACGTAACTAAAGTAACTGCTATTCAGGCAGATGTTGAGTTTAGAAATGACGGTTCCGCATCAATAGGATCAAGAACATTGATATATTTAATAGGTTCTAGCGAGCCTCTGATAGTTGACTCTCCATACAAAACTTTTGTAGAATATTTTACTTTATTAAAATCAAACGAAGCTCATAACAACACTAAGTGAGGTGTAGTTTGAAAATATTTAAATAAGCTATATGACAATACAACAACTAGTACAGATACTCCACGCCAGGCCAGGTTACTTAAAGTCAGGTCCAAGTTATATAGCGAGAAAATTTAAGGTTAGTTTGAAGGACGCTACATCAGCTTTAAATACTGTTAGATCCGAAAGAAAAAAAGTTGATGGAAAGGTTGTGAAGGTTGAGCTATCCAACGATTCCGATAATGTTATAACTGAGTTCGAACAGTATTTAGATAAAAACGGTATTGATCACTCAATGGTTAATTCTGTTAAATACTGGCAAAACATGAAGGGAGAACAGCGGTTCTCTGTAGTAACGAAAAGTGAGAGGAGAGCTGAAGAAATTCAAAAAGATATTGAAGAGTTTGCAGCTAGTTACAGTCCTAAAGCTAGAGTAATAACTAAAGGTCGAGGGCCTGACTACAAAGTGAAGTCAACTCTTGAAATTTCTTTGCCTGACATTCACTATGGAAAGTTAACAGATATCACCCTAGAAGAAATGGAGAAACAATTCCTTGACACAATTGAAGATTTAGTCAACAAAGGAAGGGGTATAAATATAGAGAAGATTCTTCTTCCAATTGGAAACGATGGGATGAATACAGACGGCATGAGAATGGCTACAACAAAAGGTACCCCTCAGCATGATGTTCTTGGATGGAAAGAATCATTTAAAGGTTACTGGACTTTAATAATTAGAGCAGTAGACTTCTTGAAAGACGTGGCTCCTGTTGATATCATTGTTGTATCAGGAAACCATGACTATGAGAGAATGTTTTATGCTGGAGATGTCCTAGCAGGGTGGTATCGCAACGATCCGAATGTCACTGTAGATAACTCTACAATGCCTAGGAAATATTATAGGTACGGTAAAAACATGATAATGTTTACTCATGGAGATAACGAAAAGCCTTCTGACATGCCACTAATAATGGCAACTGAGCAACCGGAGATGTTTGCGACAACTGAATTTAGAGAAGCTCATTGTGGACATTACCATAAAGAACAGGTGAATGAATACCGGGGTGTTAAGGTGAGATTCCTTCCTTCAATTTGTGCATTAGACGAATGGCATAGGAAGATGGGATATCAAGCATTAAGAACAGCTCAGGCTTTTATCTGGAATCACGATGAAGGTCTTGAAGGATATTTACAGAGCAATGTTAGATAAAAAAAAATAAAGCAATGAAATTATACATTTTGTCATTTGGCACTGCCTATGAGACAGGGAATACGAGAGAGGCAATATTGTTGTCTCCTAAGTTTACACACGTAAAAGATCACTAACAAAAAATGGGAACCGTTGTTCCCACTTTCTGCACACAAATAAAAAACACACATTATAGGACCAGAACAGCCCTATACAAAAGTATTTCAATTTCACACACGAAAAAAACATTATATGAAGTATTTGAATTATTTACCTGTTATTTTAAATGATGGAAATCATTTAGTTACGGGTTTTAACATAGGTGACACTAGAATACATATGTCACTTCACCAAAACGGTCAAGATGCAGAGTATTGGACAAACATTGATTGTACAGTACACTCCGATTATTTGACTTGGAAAAAGGGGGATAGTGTATTTATCAAGTACAATGAGATTCGAGAAATGTGTGGTGTATACGGATCGTCAAATAGAATCATGTTTGATGGGAATGCTCAAGTTCATCTTGCCAATCCAGAAATGGTTTATCTTACAATACGTGATGGAGAAATGATTATTCCTAACGGATTCTGTTTAGTTCTCCCAGCTTTACAAGATAAAAAGAAAAGTGAGTTTGTTATTACGATTGATAAGGATGAAGAAGACACTTTTGAAAAAGATGTGTGGAGGATAATTAAAGTAGGCGGTCCTAGTCCATTAAAAGAGAGTGCCTTTGGTACCGATGCTATTCCTCAAGAGGGGTGGCATGTTAAGGTAAGAAAAGATCGTGGTGTTCCACTTGAGGCTCATTTAAATAAAAAGCTTGATGAGAGATATTTCTTAATTAGACACAATGATGTAATGGGCTATGAAATTCGATAGTACTGAATTTGAGAAATTAAAATATCCGATCCATAAGATACCTATGGATCAGCCGGTCCTATTTGAATTTTCAGATCTTTCTAAATTCTCCATAGTATTCTCGGCAAATGATTTACCCAAAGCATTGGATCCAGATCTTGTTTTGAGATATTTAATATTTATGTATGACCTTGGATCTCCTGGACAGGGGATACCAGATTTGAAGAGAAGGAAGACATGGGCTATGCAGTGCTTAAATATTGAGCCTCCTTATCCAAAGCACATTACAGATATGTTATCTTGGAAAATTAAGGGAGTGAATAGAAGGGCAATACACTTCTTGTTACTTATGGGTGGTGAGCAGTACATGGTGTGGAAGTCTGCCGAAGAGGCTCTCTTGCGTTACACTGAGCTAGAGATTAAACTAGAGGCAGAGGATGAAGTTGCTCAAGCAAAGATCGTTCAAGCAGAGAAGACTCGAAGGGAGATTATTAATATGACCATGAGTCAAATCACCTCCTCCAAGAATCAATTTTTACAGGGAGAAAAAAGCAAGGACCTTGATGATGAGTTAACTGAGTTTACCTTACTCGACTCACTAGGCATCAGACCTGAAGAGTATATTCGTGAATTTCAAGACAAGGGGGATGTGTTCCCTGACATAGATGCGTGATAGTAAGTACCCATATCAAGTAGCTGACAAGTCTGTATTTTTAAATACGGACGATGAGGATTTATTTAAAATTGAAGTCCCGGTATCAACACCTGAAGAGTATTACAATTTACCATACGAAGAGGCGATAAAAAAAATAGATGGTTACGGAGTATCTCCTGAAAAACAAAAGTTTCAGTATCAAGAGATGCCGGCTAAATTAAAGGATATAGAGGCTGTAATTAGAAAGAAAAAACAAATCAAGCCTAAGGAGGTTATTCGTCTTGAAGATATAGACGAAGAGTTATTTAGCAATGCCGCATACTACTCAAAAGAAATCATCTGGATTAAGAAACAAGTAAGAAGACATTACAAAGGATATTTCTTTTTTAACAATGGTAAACCTACGTACATACCCGGTTGTATGTACACGTACTTAAACTTCTGGCCAATTGGCAATCCTAAGAATAGAGACGGATTGCCTGAGTATAGAGATAGAGATAGAAGATGGTTTGCAGGTGTAATGTACTCGTACACAACACGTGATGGAGTATTTAAGTTTAAGGTAGTTTATACAGATGGCAGCGAGTCATTTGTTAGATACTTTAACAATAAGAAAAGCGTTGATGAATTTAAAGATATTAATACTCAGTGTTACGTTGAGGAAGGAAACTTTATTGTTGATACTGGGGAAAGGACGATGTACGGAGTTATTTACCCTAAGCATCGAAGAGAGGGAGCCACATCACGTGCAGGATTTTTAAATTGGTACATAACGGCAACCATGGGGATACAGCGTTTTGGTGGAATACAGAGCATGTCTGACTACCACTCCACGCAAGTTTTTGTGGATCATATTGCAAAGCGTCTCCGCAGGATGCCGTTCTTTTTTAAGTTAATGACTGAGGGATCCTCTGTCCCAAAAGAGGCAATACAATTCACTGCCCCAGCTAATAGAACGGCAGGAGGTGTTGGAACAACCTCTCTCCCTCCACACGAGGGTTGGATTAATCACCGCCCTTCAGGGGAGAGAGCATACGATATGGAGAAGCTCCACTTCATCCACCATGATGAGGTAGGTAAGGTTGATCCTAAGAATGGTATTAACGTGAATATTATTGACAGGTGGAGGGTTGTTATGAAGTGTCTTGCTCAAGGTCCTTACATCCACGGCCTTGGTCTTCTAACATCTACCTTAGGTGAAATGGAGAAGGGTGGTGGAGACCAGATGAAGCGACTTATCCTTGCCTCTAAGTTTGAATCTAGAAATGACAATGGTCAGACAGCCTCAGGTTTATTCACAATATTTTTCCCGGCATACGATGGACTCGATGGTTTTATTGATGAATTTGGCAACTCCATTGTTGATGATCCAAAGAGACCTGTTAAAAATAGTGATGGCCGTATGGTGTCCATTGGGGCTAAGACATATTTGAAAAACAAAAGAAAATCATTTGAAGATAGTGATGATCAGACAGGCTTGATTGAAGAGATGCAAAACTTCCCATTCACACTGAAGGAGTGTTTTATGTCGGCATCAAGAGATTCGTCCTTCCCTGTATTGAAAATTAGAAGAAGAATTAGCGAGCTTACATTCCAACCTCATCTCACAAGAAAATATAATTTTGAATGGGAATCAGGCCGTGGATCCCGTGTTATATTGAAAGAAACAGAAGAAGGTAAATTTATTATATCTCATCTCCCTCCGCATGGCCTTCGTAATTTAAAGGAGTGGGATACAGATACCGAGTCGTGGAGACCGTCATGGAATGTAATGAATAGATACGTATTAGGGGCCGATCCAGCGAAATACGAGACTCATGAAGTTAGTGGTAAGAAGAAGTCGTACCACGCAGGAGCTATGTTTTATAAGAGAGACATGTCTACCGATGGTGATAATGGTACTGAAATAAAATTGCGTAGTCAATGGAATAGTGATAAATTTGTACTTACTTACAAACAAAGAGATGTAGGTAGAGAGGAGTATGCTGACGATATGGCAAAGGCTTGCGTGTTTTATGGAGCCATGTTATATCCTGAGATGAACATTACTCACCTCTACGAACACTTCTTAGAATGGAAGCTAAGTGGTTACCTATTGTATGATATGAATGAGCAGGGGGAGAAGAAGCCATTGCCGGGTAGAATTACCACGGATGGATCTAACAACTCAGCAAAACAGGATATCTTTGATACATGGGAACAGTACTTAAAGGACGGTTGTGAGTATGAGAATCATATTGAAATTTTAGAGGAAACGGCAAATATTGACGGAAGGTCAGAGATGACAAAGTACGATATTTTTACGGCTGGAGGCTATGCACTTTTGGGAAGTAAGTCATTATACCCTAAATTTGTAGAAATGAATGAACAAGCTTCTAAAATTGATAGTGATTTATTTGGTACTTTTGATTACTTTTGATTATTAAAATATGAACGAATATACTGTACTTTGGCCTAGGGATGATATCGATCCTAAAAAAAAGAATAACAACTGGTTATCTCAAGTTGGCCGTGCCATTTTTTATCGTTATGAAAATAACAAAACGTACTATAGTCGACATGACCTTGCTCGTTTATTTGAAATAAAAAATTATTCCGAAGGAAGACAAAGTCCTCAGAAATATATTGATATGTGGGCTAGCCGTGGTGATGAGAAAACCAAGGGTGCGAATACGGGTTTGAATATGGCCAATGCTCGTGGTAAGCGTAAAGGATATGCAAATATTGACTTTACTCCATTCTCTATGGCTCCTGAGATCAAGAGAATTATCATGTCTGTATTAGGCACAGAGAATCAGAGAATACAAGTAGACTCTATTAATCCAGACGCTCGCAATCAAAGAGCATTGAAGAAGTACCAATTATATATTAAGAGTAAGTTAGATCCTATCTTAAGAAAAATAGGTAAACCTCAAGTATCTGAGAATGAGTTTGTTCCTGAAAATATTACTGAATTAGAGCTATACGAAACTCTTGGTGGCTTTAAATTAAACTTTGAGATTGGCATAGAGAAGCTTGCTGAGTTCGGTTTAAAAAATAGTGATTGGACAAAAATTGAGCGTCAGCTTAAGGATGATGCTATGAACTTTGGATTTGTTGTAGTTAAGGATTATACTGATCCTGATACAGGGATGGCAAAGGTTAAGTATATTGACGTTACTAAATTTGTTTGCGCTTGGACCGATGAGAGCCAAGGTGATAATAGTCCTTTTGGAGGTCACTTCCAAAAATATAGTTTACCAGAAGTCCGTAAGATTCTCCTTCAAAACGGATACTCAGAGGACGAGACTGAAGGTCTTGTATCAAAGATTGCTAAGTGGTCTTATGACACAGTTTATGCTAACGATAGATATGGTTGGTCTTGGTACTCTCAAAGAGACACCATTACAGACCGTATGCGTTACGATGATTTCTTTGTTGACGTTCTTGAGTTTGAATACATTTCTAAAGACAGTAATTTCTTTAAGAAAAGATATAGAGATGGAAGCGTTCAGTTCTATAAGGATATGTTTGGAGATGTTGTAAATACAGATAAGAAGAAAACGGTAGTCGTTGACGGCCATTTTATATACGAAGGTTATTTCTTACCCGGTGCCAATGTAACGGTGGGTGGTAAGCAAAAGAACATGAAAAGAGTTAATAAGCAAAAGCCTCAACTCTCTTATCGTTTCCTTAGAATACCTGGTAAATCTATTACAGAAACGGCAATGCCTATCTACGACTCAATGCAAATCAATCACCTTAAATTGCAAGCTGCTAAATTAGCTGCTGCTCCTAAGGGTATTGCAATTGATGTTGGAGCGTTAAATATTAACAGCATTGCTGGTACAATGTTCACCCCATTTGATCTTGTTCAAGTTTACTCACAGACGGGTAATTTCTTCTATAAGTCTTCTATCTTAGGCGGCAAGGTAAACACTTCTCGCTCATTTGAAGAATTAGAGGGTGGTATCGGTAAGCAATTAGCGGAATGGATTACAGCTTATCAGCACGATGTTGAGAAATTATTACAGATCACAGGTATCACTCCAACAATGGCAGGATCTCCTGCAAAGGGTGATAAGCTTGTTGGTATTGCAGAACTTGAGGTTGAGGCTACTAATAACTCTCTATGGCCTTTACAACAAGGTATTGAGCAGTTAAAGATTAAAGCCTCTGAGAATATTATTCTTCGCGCCTTAACTACAATGAGATATGACAAAGCTACACGAGATTACTATAGCGGTGTATTCGGTCAAGCCTCTGTAGATGCTATGATGACAGGAGCAGAAATGACTCTTGACGAGTTAGGTCTTTCTCTTTCAAATAAAGTTTCTCAAACTCAGAAGTTTAAAATTATGGAAGCGGCAGAAACTGCGCTTAAGGTAGGTCGTAATGGCATGCCTGAGATTGAACTTGCTGACTATACTATGATCATTGAAATGTTGGAGAAAGGTAGAATCAAAGAGGCTACATGGTACTTAAATTATAAGTCAGCTAAGAAGAGAAAGTATAATGATGAGATGGCGGCCCAAAATCAACAGGCACAATCACAATCATTAATTGACTTAGAGAGAGCTAAACTTGATAATGAATTGGCTAAAATTGATGCTAAGAAAAACGCTACAATTGAGCAAGAGACTGCTCTCTCTCAACTTAGAATACAGGAAATGCAAGCTATGCAGGCTGCTAAGACAGAGGGTAATCTTGCCGAGTTAAAGACAGAAGCATTTCTTCAAGAGCAAACCGGAGCTGAGATAACTGGCTCGATGAGAAAAAAGTAAAATAAACACACACAAATAATACACATATGGAAAATGAAACAAAAGCTACCAGCATCTTTGATGCATTGGGGGTAAAGGATGAACACAAAGCTGATTTAGGAAGTACACCTGAATTTGTTGCAGGAACAGTTGGTAATGAAGGCGATGGATCTGTTGCTCCGGCAGCAGAAGAGGCTACATTTAGAGCGTCTGATCTAAAAGCTATATTTGGAGATTTTGAATCAATCGATTCTATCAAAGAGAAGTACATGACCATTGAGGAGCGTGCTAAAAAGTTTGATGAGTTTGAGCCTTACATCTCAGAGAGAGAGACTTTATTTAGTCAATTGGAATCTCCTTTTGCTAATGAGAAATTGGCAAACTTAAATGCCTTTATTAAAAGCACCGGAATCAATGATTTAGATGTGGCTGATAAATTTGTGGGAAAGACCGCATCAGATATGCGTGAGACTCCTATTCAAACTATGGCACTTGCTGAGGTGATTAAGGATCCGTCTCTCTTACAAGATATGACCTTTGAAGAGATTTGCGAGACCATTGCAGAGGAAAATAATACCTATGTAAATGCCTCTAGTGAAGACATTCCTAAGACAATGAAAATGAAATTAGGAAAAAACATCTCTATAGTTGAAGAAAAATTAAATAATATTGGTGAGAATAAAGATTTTATTGCATCTTTGCGAGAACAAATTAACACTCAAAAAGATGGGGTTAATAAGTTAGTTGGTGATTGGAAGCCGATTGTAACAGAGGCATCAAAGATTAGCGAACTTGACATTGAGATTGACGGTTTAAAAGTAAAAACTTCGGTGTCGGAGGAAACTAGAACCTTAATCAATCAAGAGGTCATGGGAATTATTTCTGCGAACCCTTTACCTGCCAATGAACAAAATATGGATGCTATAAATATGTACATCCGCACACGTGCTGAGGCACTTGAGGCGAAGAATGTATATAAAGCTTTAATAACCGCTGTGAGAGGGGAGGCCCAAGAAGCAGCACTTAAAGAGTTCCATAATGGATCAGAGGTGGTAAAACACGAGAAACCTGACGCTAAGTCTGACAAGTCTCAATTACAAAGGTACTTCGAGTCACAACAATAAAACGTGATTTATAAATTTTAAACATTTACTACAATGGCAAATACATTTGCTCCTGTTTCGGGTGAAGGTTTAAATGGCGGTCTATTATCGTTATTTGATGCTTCATACACAAGTGGACTTTTGGTTCCACACTATTTACGTACCTTAAAAAACAAGTACGGTGACAACGGTCTTTCTGACTTCCAACTTTTGATGGGATTAGGAATGAAGCGTGGTGTTCAAAACATCACTGGATGGCACTGGGAGAAAGGTTTCTATGATGCTGCTGTAAGCGGTACTGTACAATCATCTCCAACTAGCAACCAAGCTGTTATTCGTGTTGAAGGTGAGACAATCAATAGCGTTGACATCAACTTGATTTATTCAAAAGTTGGTCAAGTAGTTATGATTGCTACTGAAGCTACACTTCCTTTGGCTCGTGTATCTGCTGTTACTAAAGTTCCATCTTCTGATGACTACTATGTTACTTTAGACGCTGTTGTTTCTGGATCTCTTTCTGTATTAGTAGCTGCTGAAGTTCACACAATTATCGTTGTGGGTTCTGCATGGGCTGAAGGTTCTGATCAACCAACTTCATCTCAGTCTTTCTGGACTAAGTACAACTGGCAGACTCAAATCTTCAAAGAGACTTACGAATTGACTGGTACTCAAAAAACTAACGCTCCTCAATTCATGGAAGTTGAGTATGGTGATGGTCGTACTAAGAAGATGAACGGTTTCTTCTACGAAGGTCAAGACGAAGCTGAATATCGTTTGATCAAGCAAATTGCTTTATCAATGATCTTCGGTCAAGCTCAAACTAACTCTGCTGTTCCACAAACTTTCTCTGGTCTTGATACCGAGATTGGTTCAAGAGGATACACTGCTGAGATTGGTTCTGCTGCTGGATCTTTTGGTGTTGATGACTTGCGTACTATTGCTACTGAGATGTCTAAGCGTTATTCTAGTAACTTGTTCTTGACTTGGTTGACTCAAGAGTTATACTCTGAACTTAACGAAGATGCAAACTCAACTGGTTACTTCGGAAATGCTAACGTAAACGCATTGAACTCTTCAGTTGCTGACGTATTCTTCGGTGGTAACATGAGCGATGTTGAAGCATTAACTGGTACACTTTCATTCCAAGGTTTGATTGTAGATGGTTACAACTTCATGTTGAAGCAAGCTCGTTTCATGCAAGATCCAACTACTTTAGCTGCTAGCGGAGTAAGCGATTCTTTACGCAGACGTGGATGGGTTATTCCATTGAACAAGATGGCTGATGCTGAAGGTGTTCTTCGCAACCGTATCGAGTTAGTTTACAAGGAAATGAACGGATATAGCCGCTTCATGGAGATCACTGACGATGGACGTGCTTCTGCTCGTAAGATTGGACCAAGTGACGTTGCTAAACTTTACTTGTCTTCTGATATTGGATTTGACTTCTTCGTATTGGAGCAATTCACTAAACTTAGCCCGGTAACTCCAGCGTAAGTTTTAAATTAAATATAAAAAGGGGAGGCGAGTTTCTCCCTCCCTTTTTTTTCTTTTTCAACACACAAAAACACAAAATAAAAATATACACATATGCTATTTATAGACAGTGAAAAATTCTCATTAGGTACAGAGGAGATAAATCAATTAAAGTCTGTATTTCCAGATTTCATGTTGAAAAACAGAGCTGTAAGACTTGCCCATAATGGAGACGCAATAAGAAAATTGCAAACTAATAATCCAGGTATGCCATTTGTTTTTTCAAAACCTAGGCACGGTATGCTATTATTCCATAATTTTGTAGATCAAGAGACTGGCGAACAAAGAGAAGTTCGTTACAGTGATGGTCCTCCACGATTTAAATCAGATGGCAGAAAATCATTTCCTGCTAAGTCATTACCATTAGATTCAAATTTCGTATTTGATCCTAAAAAAGATAAAGAATTGCTTTGGTTTGTATACAACTTCAGTGGTCTTTTTGGTAATGGACTAAAAGGAAAACCTAATTCTCCTTATAAATTCATGATGCCAGAAAGAGAAGCTACAGAACGTGCAAACTCTCAAATGGCAGAAGCTCGTGCTAAAGTAGCAATTGCAAACTTAACAAAAGAGCAGTTAGTTGCCTTTGCTAAGAATGATATAGTTGTTAATGCTGATGACACGAAAGAAGTTATTGTTTCACGTATCTACACCATTATGGACAAGAACGCTGAATACCGCAACTATGTAATTGACACTCTAACTCCTCCTCAAAACAATGAGATTCTTGAGATTATCGAGAAGGCGTGGAACTTAGATCGTTTAATCCCAAGCATGGATGGTACACAGACAATCTTGATTGCGAATGGCAAAGAAATAACTCTTGCAGATCTTCCAGTAGATGATAAGCAAGGATTGGCTGACTTCCTATCTAAGGACAAAAAAGCCTTAAACCTTGTTAAGAAGGCGATTATCTAAGAATATTTCGTAAAAATCTGAAATGGGGTACTGTTTGTACCCTATTTTTTTTTATCTTCGTGGTATAATTCGTAATAAAAAAATGGCTACTACATTACACTTTAATATAACCACCAAAAAGGTAAAGGTTGATCAAACAGTTTCTCAAGACTTATATGGTATTATTACCGGCCCATCGGGTGTTGCTTTTGTAACTAAAAACGCAATAGGTCTTGAACTTATAGTTAATGACACTGAATCGCCTTATTTTAATCTTCCTCTTGATACTTCGAACAATATTGTATACGGGACGTACACCTTAAAGTACGGAACTGAGGTTATTAATCCTAATAACCCTGCGACATACCATTCTGTTTCATTTACATATTTAGGTGCCGAAACTTTAACGGCATGCTTTACTGTAGAGCATAATTGTGATTACTACCCAACAGGTTTAATTTCAGCAACTGACTCTACTTATTACGGAGATAATTCAGGAACAGCTAAAAGTCCTGAGATTCTTTCTCGCACTATATCTTTATTCTACCCTGAAGGTTTAGTAAATCCAACTCCTGCTGTTAACCCAGCTATAGGTGATCAATCTCCAATTACTACCGGAAATTATACCTTAACAGTAGATACTCTTGCTACAGGAATGTGGACAGCTATCATGGATGTTGAACTTTTATATATTCAAGATGACGATTTAGTTATTGAGTATCAATTAAAGAAGACGTTAAATCATAATGTAGCTTGTGTAGGTCAATTATGCTCAATTAACAAGTGTATTGACGGCATGACTCAAGCGTTTAATTCTGATGTTGCTTGTGGCGTTACTACCCCTCGTTACGCAAAGCAATTGACTTTAATGAACTCTTACTTCTCTCAATATCAAATGGAGAGAGCTTGTGGCAATACAGCTAAAGCAAACGAGTACTTAAACTTAATGAACGAATTAGTAGGAGGTGAATCTTCTTGCGGTTGTTCAGGATCAGGATCTTGTTCAGGATCTTGCGACTCTTCTTGCTCTTGTGATTCTTGTGGAGATGATAATACTCCACGTTGGATTAACACTCCGGGATCTACAACCCTATCTGTTTTAGAGCAGATGCAGGGGGAGATTGATAATATTAATGCTCTTCTTAGCAGCTTAGATGTGGCTCAAATAAACGCGGATATTTTAGCCTTGCAGGGTGATGTCGATACTCTTCAAGAAGAGGTTGATGCTGTAACTACATTAAACGTAGATAACAATCTTACTGCTAGTAATACAACAATGGCAAATACTGATTTAACATTAGCCTATGGGGTGAATGTTATAACAACAGCTACAGCTACAGATTATGCTTGTAAACTACCTACACCAGTTACAGGTAAAAGCTTGTACGTAATTAACAAGTCTAATATGACTGTATTGTTATTTCCTTCAATGGTTGGAGGTCAAATTAATAACAATGCAATAGATGCTCCTGCTAGTATTCCTCCTGACGGAAGCCCTTACATATTTATATGTACAGAAAATCCTCTTCCGGGAGAATGGACTTGGAATCCTGCCACAGTTGCTCAGTATGACAGCGGTGCAATTACTGTTACAAATACCGGGACAATAGGTACCGGAGTTATAAGTGCCGCAGATAGTACTCAGTATGTAATAGGAACCGGTTTTTATACAAATACAAATTGGTCTAATAACGGAGCATTTAAACCTAAATATCCAACACTTATTGTTGATAATGTCCCAGGTCAAATAGGCATTGGTTTTCAACCACCTCTGCCTTGGAATAGCATTATAAGAGTTAAAGTTTATACAAACATCTCATCTACAAGTTTAAGTAATTTTAAATGGGGTATTGCATCAACCATGTCAATAAACGCTTACTTGCCCGGGACAACTACATTTGATGATTACGATCCAATAAACTCATACTCAGCAAGTGTTTTAGGAGATTTTGGAACTGTAAATCAAACTGTTCCGGGAGCTACTTTAGCTTATCACGAACTCACAACAAATATTGGTGACCCGGGAACTGCTTGGGGTGAGCTTTCTTACGCTACATCTCCAATTTCACAAGGTGGTATTTCTACTATAGGAACAAAGTATATAGGAATAGCTCCAAGTGGAAATGATTACTATTCAACACAGTATATTAATTTCTGTTTACAACCAAGAATTAATAACTTGGCAGGATTGAAATTCCGTTTCCTTATTGAATACTCATAACTAATAAAGCATGACACTAGACGTAATATACGAACAGGTTTATCTAAAACTAGGAAAGGATGCCTACGGTAACGTAGTTACTCCTGATAGCTTTAATAAGGCATTGAGCTACTCTAATATTGAGAAGCTGAATGACTTCTTAGTTGTCCTAGAGCAGGATGAGGAGATGATTGATAACCTACGTCCTTTTGTTATTACGCTTGGTGATAGCTCTTCATCTCCAGTCTACTTAGACGAATATGGATATGCCGTTCTTCCTTCAGATTACGTAAGATACGTTCAGAGTAGCCGGATGGATTACACGAACAATACAACCGGATCTACGGAGGTGTACAGGCACATTGAAATGTTGAGTAATAAAGAATTTTCTTATAGACTTAGCACCTCTCTTTACTCTCCAACAACTAGCAGACCTATTGCTACAATACAGAATGAGAAATTATTAGTGAGACCAAGAAATATTAATGATATTAGTTTTACCTATATCAGAATGCCACTTACTCCTAATTACGATTACGACTTTAGTGATATTACTTTTTTACCTGTGTACCTTCCACCAGGAACAGATCATGGTGATTTACCTGATACTACAGTTCGCCCAGGCTTTACGGTAGGTGATCCAAGTGAGAGCGTTGAGTTAGAGTGGACAGAAGATGTTCATGATGATATCATTAATATTATTTATAAATTCTTTGCTATTAATCTTAAGGATTTAAGCAGCTTGCAGACTATAGAAATTGAAAAAGGTAGACCATAATGACTAAGAGAGACCTCATAGACTTAATACAGGAGCGTTTAGCTAGCGGTGATGTCCCTAACGATATCATGGGCCGTTATAAGTATCAGACAGTGTCTGCTCTTATTGCCATTGTATATCAAGAAGCGGCCACGGCTGACAACTCAGTACTTGGCACCATGGTTTTACCATATGACCTGACTGTGACTTGTGAGAACGGTAAGTATTTCAGTATGCTTACTGCTGCTCCTGCGTATGGTCCTATGAGTGTGAAGTACGCTACAGATTCTTGTGGCAATACGTACTATTCTCGTCAAAGCGATGATCAGAATTTATTCTTAAGTAGAATTAAAAACATGTCTAAGCCTGAGTTCTATGTGCGTGGGAAGAAATTGATATGGACTTGTAACCCGGATTTTGATACTACTACTGTTTACATGGTTCCTAACTTCTTAGACATGGACGATAATGAGGAAGCGGTAATGCCTAGCTCTATTTCTGCTATTCTAACTCGTGTTATTGAATTAGTTAGAGGAACTGATACTCGTCCTGAGGAAGTTATTAACAATTCAAGTGAAGATAACACTCCTAAACAAACTAATTACGCTCAATAATGGAAGGTACTCCTGTAAAAAATATAGAATACGTAATTCAATCCTCTCTTAACCGTGTTAAGGGACAGACTACTGAGATCCCTCGCTTAGAGCAGATCGGGATAGAATGGATGAGTGAGGTTGTTAGAGGCACTACAGCGTTTCCTTGTCTTAAGGTAGCACACTTAGATATTAACTCAGTTAATGAAGTGGCTCTTCCTCCTGACATCATGAGATATACAAAGATCGCACTTGACTACGGTGGCCGTTTATGGACACTAGGTCTAGATCCTAACATGTCCCTTCCCACAGACATGCAAGCGTGTGATAGTATAACTCAAGCCGGTGTAACAGATGTTCAAACCGGTGTGTACTTTATTGACCACTCATGGAACGGAGTTTACTTTCCGGCACTATTTGCAGCAGGCGGTGGTTTCAACCAGGCTTACTACAGAGTAGATCCGTCAAATACTTTTATACAGTTAAGTAATGAGGTTCGGGGTGGTAAGATTGTACTAGAGTATTTAAGTACTGGTGCTGATATTAACTCTCAGACTCTTGTCCCTCACTACTATATAGAGCCAATGAGAAATTACATCATATGGCAATTAGCTGAGTTTGAACCACAGAAATATCCTGTTAACGCTGTAAACAGAGAGAGAATTTATACCGAATCTATGGCAGATGCAGCAATGTCTCAAGGTAATACTATTGATGAATTACTTGACGCATACTACTCAGCTCCTGGATTAAAACTACGATAAGATATGTATTCACAGTCAAACTTTTTTTTCGGAGGAATAAACACCGATGATGAGGACCGCTTAATACCAAATTCAGATTTTAGAGATGCCTTGTACTCTAGAAACTATGGTATTAACACCTCTGATGAGGGAGCTTTACAGTCAATGACCGGGAACTTATTAAGAACCAATAGCAATTTGCCAGTTGGAATTAATATTGTTATCGGAGCCTGTGAGGATACTGAAGGGAAGGATGCAGACACAAGTGGAAACTTAATTCTTTTTGTTTACAACGATCTTGACCACCACTCAATATGGAGATATAGTACTCAGGATCTATCGTATATAAAAATACTTGAGAGTTCTATTCTTAATTTTAAATTAGACTACCCTGTTTATCATGCAGCTGTTGTTAACAACTTACTGTACTGGACAGATAACTACTTTAATTCTTATGAAGGAAATGACTTTAATCCTCCTCGTAAAATAAATATTGAGAAGGCGATACTATATACCGAATCCGGTGGTGTTGATCCTAACGGATACTCAGAGATTACATTTGACAACTTAGACTGGATCAAACACCCACCTTTATTCTCTCCTGATCCTGCATATTTTACCGATATAAACGAGGCGGCTAATAATTTAAAAAACAAATTATTCCAGTTTCGTTACCAATATATTTATGATGATAATGAGGAGTCTGCATGGTCCCCAATATCAATTATGGCACTTCCTCCAAATGGAGAGTACATCTCTCAAACAGTAAACATTGATCCTTATGTAGATAATTCAATTTATCTTACATTAAGTACAGGATCTTCTATTGCTCGTCTTATCCGTGTGGCATACCGCATTGGAAATACAGGCGAGTTTTTCTTGTATAAAGAATACGTTAAGGCAGAGGAGGGGTGGAATAATGAAGAGACTGTCACTATAACATTCAAGAATGAGACCTCAGGAGCCGCTATAAGCAACTCTGAGCGAAATTACGACCTTATACCTCAAGTAGCAAAAGCAGTTGAGTATTTGCCCTCTAATCAATTTGCAATAGGTAACTATGTGGAGGGTTACGATAAGATACAGGTAAATGAAGGTGACTTTCAAATTACTATTGATAGATACGCTATAGATGATACAGCTTTTACAGTGCCGATATGTGAATATCTCATAATATTCAATGAAAGTGAACTACTAACAGGCAAACATACCAGTCTTATTTCATTCGCAGGAATAGACAATATATTTAAATATAGATATGAGGCCGGTGATATTTTAATATTTCAATTTAAGAAATATGAGCCTGCGTATATTAATAATCAAGTGCTACCTTTAAGGACCATATATTTTACGGTTCCGGTTATAGATTCTGTCGTGTACAATACTGATCAACTAAAAAACACAGCGTTGTGTAATGAATTTATAAGTTTTTTAGCTACGCAAGGTATACCTTCCAATTTAATTCCAGCAGGTACATTTAATTTTGGAACTTTCCCAATTAATCAAGATTCAGTTCGCTTAGAAGACTTGCAGTGGTTTGATTTAACAGAAGGTCAAACATCACAAACAAATGAGAATGACTATAAAAGGAATATAGTTTTATTAAGAAACAACAAAGCAAACAGAACATTTAAGACAGGTGCTACACATGAGTTTGGTATCCAGTATTACGATAGAGCAAATAGAGATGGCACTGTTACTACTGTTCCTGTTGGAAATGTGTACAATCCATTCAATACAGATTTAACTAATACTCAATTAAATACAATAATAGGATTTAACAGGCAGCCATATTACACGAATATGAGCTTGGAGATATTTGATGGATTTCAACCCCCAGTATGGGCTACCAATTATCAAATAGTATACAAACCATCTGTTAATATAGCTAACTTTCAACAGAGGTCAGTTAAAAATATTGAGTATCTTCCAGACTCATCTATCAAAATAATTTTAGATGATTATTACAAAAGTCAAGGTGAAGGATTTCAAATAGGTGCTAGTATAAATCAAACACCATCAAGAGGAGATTTAGTCCGTTTTGTTAGAGAAAGGGTAATGTTTGATAGCGATTACAAATTATCTTTATACGTAAATACAAAATACACAGATAGATTGATTAATCGGTTTATTGAATCCAATACAGGAGAAGTTATATTTGTAAATATATTTTTAGGGTATGTTACTAACACATTAGGCTATTCTCCTTCAACCGTATTTATACAAGATGGAATTACATTTGATCAACCAAGTACAGAAATTTTCCCTCCTAATCCTGCTCCTAACGGTGATTTTGTAATAACGCAAGATGGCCTATATACCTTTAATGTAAATATTGGAGATATCCGAATCGATAGAACAGGAGGTCTTTTAAGTATAAACACAGTTACTCTTGATATATACTACAAAGTAAATGGATTGCTCCCAGGGACTCAGGCAACGACATATACTATAGAGGATTTAAATCCAGACGAATCCGTCCACAAAACATTTAATCACGTATTTACTGACTCATTTATAGCAGGAGATACTATTACGTATTATTTTAAATTTAGTTATAACGATTTACTTGTTCCTCTAGCTGATTTTCAAATTACATGCAAAGATATTGACATACGTGGTTATTTAATTGAAAATCAAAGTTGGGATAATTCACATTACTACCCTAATTATGTTACGCAAGAGGATAATCTAATACAAGAGTTAAATGTATTGGCATACGATCCAGCAGGAGGTCCTAATAACGAGGAAACTATTATAGTAAATTATTTTGACGCTAGTTTGATGGGAGCTTATTTAGTATACCAAGGAGATAATTCTGCTAGACAATTAGTTTCCGGTGGATTTCAAATAGAAATATATACTCCAAAAAAACAAAGCGAAAGTGATCCTTGGTTTGAGACTGGAATAGAATTTCCTGTGTTAAATCCTCATACGGCAAACCGTGTTCACGGAGGAAATACTAATCAAGTTCTAAATATTACAAATGCTGTTGTAAATTTAGATTGTGGTGATGTGTATATCCGTCAAAGAATAATGAATACAGGATATAAATATGAAGGTGATTTAGAGAACGTAACTGATGCTAATGATACAAGAGGTGCCTGGTTCTGTGAAGATCCTCACTACTCTGATTATTATATATCAAATTGGAATAATAAGGGGCGTATTGCTCTATATTCTCCCTTTGCAAAAAGACAGCATTTGAAGTCATCGGTGTACCACACTAATTCTTTTATTGACAACACTCAGATTAACGGGTTAAGCCGTGTTGATTTCTTTAATAACGTGTCTTTAAAAGAAGAGCAGGGAGGCATTAATAAACTAATTCAAATTGGAGATATATTAAAAGCGTTTCAGGATAGAAAGATCACCTCAATATACATACAGAAAGCCTTTGCGCTTAATGGAGACGGAACCAATAATGTAATCCTCTCTGATAAGACATTTGCAGGTGTGCGTCCCCATGATGATGATTACGGATCTATACATCCAGGATCTATCTCTCGTGTTGAGAATAATGTATTCTTCTACGACTATTATAACTCAGCTTTTGGAGTAGTAACAGCAGGAGGTGTTATAAATATCTGCGAGCAAGATAAAAAGTTTTCAAAAGGAGTTCGTGATCTGACCGGTAGAATTAACAATATTTACGGAGGGTATATCAATGCTAATATTTGGTCTCACATCAACCGTAATAATAATGAATATACATTTTATGTGAGCGATAAAGTATCTGGAAATATACCAATGAGATACGAGCTTCCTGTTACTAGATTTGCTGCTCCTAACCTTATATTCTTATACGGAAATTACACTGGTTCATTTGTTCCGGGGACTCAAATATTTATTGACGGATCTCCTAATATAGAAAATAACGGTACCTTTATTACGGGTAGTGATAGATACTTATCAGGATCTAATGAAACAGAAATACAAATTCCTATTTTACCTGGATTTGTGACTGAAGATTGTAAGGGAGAGGATGTAAATTTATATTGGTACGGGGGCTTTGTTGAAGCGTCTGGCGAGGCGGTATCTTATTCTTACGAAAGAAACAGATGGATCACTAGACTTAATCACGGGGTTTCTTTTGCCACTCAATTGGGTAGCAGAGCTTACTCTACAGGTGGTGGAGACATATTCAAATTTGGTGAGTTGTTTGAAGAGAACTACGGTAATGAGTTGACATTCTTAGGTAGTCCAAGAACTCAGGAGCTAAGGTTTGTATTCAATGATAACCCGACAGTTGTTAAGAGATTCTACACTCACTTGCAGCAGGCTAACTATCCATTTTACGTGGAGGTGTCCGTACCAGCTAATCAAACATATCCTTTGGGAATGGAAAGTAATATTCCTACGGCAGTTCTTAAAAACCAGGAGGGATACTACGTCTCAAGATACTTTAGAGATTTAAGTGATCCGGCATTCACCTCTACTCTAGAGGCGAGAGTAAATGGCAGGGAGCTTAGAGGATATGTCTTAAAACATATTCTAACAAACACTGACACGACTATTAAAAAGATACTTATGAATGTTGGTGTTAACTTCGCAACATCGGAACCGATAATTCAGTAATTTTTTTGTATATTTGAACTTTAAATTTATATTGACATGAGTTTAGCACTATTAGGAGCAATACAGGCGGCAGGCCAGATAGGCTACGGAGTATATCAGCAGCAACAAGCTAAGAGTCTTCAAAAGAAACTTGGCCCTCAACCTATATATGATTTTGACTACGCTAAAAGAGGTGTTGCAGGTCAATTAAACCTTGCTCAAGGTGAGGCTCCTGGGATGACTCAACAGCTACAGGCCGTTAACCAAAGTGTGGCAAATACCAATCAGAATATCCAAAACATGGCACCTTCTGGAGCAGCAGGTCTTGGAGCTTTAGTTGGTGTTAACGCTAATGCTAATCAGTCCTACGCTGATATCATTGGTCAGGGAGCTATGACTAAACAAGGTCTTCTCCAAAACTATTTGCAAGGAGTTAGTGGATTGCAAGGGTATGCCGATAAAGCATATGAAACTAATAAACTATCTCCATATCTTCGTCAACAAGAGCAGATCACGCAACTACAAGGAGCCGGAAACGAAAACATCGGAGGTGGTATAGCCTCAGGTTTTGATACTATCGGATCTTCAATTGCAGCTAATTCTGTTGGGGATTTTAACACACAATCAGCTACCTTAAAAAGTCTTAATTTAAGTAAAGAGGCTGTTTTAGCCGCTGTTGCAGGGTTAGATACAAATAGCTCTACATATAAATTATATCAAAGCACTTATCCAGATTATTTCAAATAATAAACAATGGCATTAGAAACAAACGCTAGAATACCGAGTCCTTACGTATATAAACCATCTGATTTTGCTGGTAAAATAGACGCTGAGGCTGCTAATAAAGTTGCTGCTTTAAAGGCGGGTATACAGGCTAAAAAAGATTTAAAGACAAAGAACGATGCGGCTCTTGCTTTGCAACCTAAGCCCACAACTAAAAGTGTTTTAAATAACGCTATAGAGGCTAAGGCGAACCAAATTCGTGATACATATAGCAAGATGGCTGCGGCAGGTATTCCAATTTGGGATGCGACTACTCCAGAGGGATCTGCCTTTGCAGAAGAAATTTCTGGGTTAAATAGATTTTCTACTGAAATGAAAGACTATGAACAAGATATTGAAGAAATAGAGAATATTAAAGGTGCTGATCAAGATGCTTACCAATACTTTATTGGTAAAATTGGAGAAGCTAAAAATCCTGATGACATTGAAAAAACAGCAGTTTTATATAGACAGAATAAAGATCTCCTTGCTAAAGCTCCTGATCTTCAAAAGGCTGTGGCTGCAACTGTAAACTCTACTGCTAAAACTAGCGAGATAGTAGATATTACTAAATTTAATAGATTTGATCAAGTGGAAATAAAAAAATCAATACCTGATGATAAGATAGAAGACGTATTTCAAGTGGCTAAAAACACTGAGGCTTCTCAATTAGAAGAAAAATTATATGATTTCAAAAAAGCAAACGGAATTGCAGATAAGAATTTTGATAAATTTAATTCTTATGACGAATACCTAAGAGATCAAATTAAAGAACAAGTAGCTATAACCGCAAGCACTAATCCTCAATTGAAGAGTCAATGGCAACTTATTAACAATGTTAATACAGGTGGTACTCCAACTACCCAGATGGGAAATACTGTTACATATACTCCAGGAGATGCTAATAAACAATATCAGGCTATAGATTTTACAGGTATAAAGCCTGAAGGTGATACTCTTTTTATTCCAATATCAGTTGATGATAGCGTTATTCAAACAGCAGATGCAGCATCTTCCATTAAAGATGAGGGTGGAATGAGATATGTTAAATTAGATGATTTGTG